TTACGTTTGGTTTAGATTCTTATGCAGTGCGGCTAATTTCTTTTTAGCCCCTTCTTTTAGCGTTATATCGGGGCCACCTCTTAACCAATCCCCATGATAGTTCGCACTGTCATTTTCGATAGAATGAATAGCCTGAGTGATTGCCTCGACAGTTTTGTAATAGCTCACATTAATGCTTGTAGCTCTCATGATTGCTTCCTTTTGTTTTACGTTTGGTTTACTCGGTGGCTCTCGTACTGAAAACCACCTGATAAACTCAAAAGAGTTCTAGTTGTTCAGCCTCTGGAAATAATTCTAATTGCATGGCTATTGCTCCCTGCTGGCGACTTCGTAGAGAACACCCACGAAGGCAGATAGAATTAAGAAGGCCGGAAGGCCAAACACTAGGGGCCACGTATGGGCTAAAAACTCAATAGATCCTATTGTTATGCTGTCTGGTAGATTCATTGTCATGATTCCTTTAACGTATGTTTACTGGATTTAAGCGGCTAGAAAAGTGGTTTGGTGTTCTGGACGTACAAAACCGGAGGTGTCGCCTATCGCGTCACCCTTGGCACGTAGCCCAACAATAACACCCTGCTTATCTTCTGGCCTATAGTCGGTTAGATCCCCATCGATCACAGTGGCGGTAACGCCGTTAATTGTGTAATGGGTTGGTAATGGTTGGTTGCGCTTAGTGGTGAACACTGCCGCCACGTTACGACCGCGTGACAGTTCGCCAGCTGCTAACGCATCGTTGTTTTCAGATAAACTAAACGTTAACGAGTAATAACCTGGCACGTTACGGTTTGGCACTTTTGTATAGTCGTAGATGGTAGCTTCTGGCGCTGCCGAATGGATTAGCTCAATAACAGTCATGAAAACGCCCACATGGTTAACCTTTGACACTTCCCATTTAATATCACTAGTTGCGTTAGGTCTAAACGCTAGGGCCATGTTTAGCTTGGCTGCTTTAGTGCGAGCGGATATAACTTCCTTGATTAGCAGAGCGACAAACAATGGGCGGTTCTCGAAGTATAAGCGCGTCTTAGCCGTTCTCGCGGCCTCTTTACCTGCGGCATACATTGGGTTACCTGCAGTGTTTAAGCATGCCTCTTTGCAGCCGTCAGAAGCCATGGCACAGGTATTGTAACCACTCACATTAGATGGCGCTAAGTGTAACGGGAAGGTTAACACGCCGTTTTCCTTGGCGTTCTTTGCTACCTTTGGATTGCTTAGTGGATCTGCAAAGAGCGACCCTTTAACCTCATACTCGCGAGCTAAGCGCATCAGAGCGGCTTTAGTCATTAGGTTATAGGTGTCGAATGCTGAAAAGTCAGTTTTCTTTAACATGGTTATGCTTCCTTTTAGTTTGATACGTTTAGTTACTGCGGGTTTACTCGGCGGCACTGTTAGGCAATGCCGGCCTGATAAACTCGTTTATTGTCAAAGAGCGGTCGCGTTTCGGCGAGAAATCCATTAGAGCGCATACAGTAAACCTTTGTCAACAGTGCACGAAACGAAAAAACAGTGGTGTGCAAGTGTTTGAGCTAACCGAATCAGAGCGAAACGCCCACGCCGTAACGCCTCCATCCCATACAATAGCGATCAAATGAGTATCAAATTAAATACACTAAATCTATATACAACACTGCTAGTAACGATAAAGCCCACCAATAGCAGGCGATACGCTTAACGGTGCGCGTTACTGTCTGTCTAATGTCTGTTAGCTAGTGATTTGATGAGCAATTAGCAAGCCTTGAGGCCCACCCCCACCCATCCGATTTGAGCCATCGTTGTGTCCAAGCCGAGGGGGTAGGCGGGGGGTAGCGTTAGTGTGCGCGAGGGGATATATGACCTTACGAATCTTCCCGTAAAATTGAAAGCACCCTCCCGCCTCACCACCGCCTCACGCACCGTCTAACACCCCGTCCACCCTACCTATACATCGCGTTGGGTTATAACTGAACGACTGCCATCCGTCCTCCTACGGCCTCTGATAGACACTACGTTGCTACCTAGTTCCCTGCCTGCGAAACCACCCTGTGCCATCTCCATAAAGTCTTCAATCTCCTGCTCCCACCGGGAGTCTAGGACACCTTGACGAGCTTCATCTACGGATTGACCCATCGACTTCTGCCAGTAAGCAACAGCACCTGCTAACGCATCCACCCTATCGTCATGCTTTAAGCATCCACGGTCACGAGTAATGTGTGTAAGCTGGTACATAAGGGAGTACACATGGTCTGTATTCTTGACATCGGAACGTATGAGAGCTTCATCCATCACTAAACGGTGCTGCGTCATGACAGGCTCAAGGGTATCGATGATACGCCCTTCCTTATGACCCTTAGCCCATTCAGATTCCTGCACAGTACAACCGCCGGGCCAGACCTTCTGAAGGATAGGACCGAATGAAGTAACCCATAGTCCCTGTCCGTAGTTAGGTTCTACCTCTACCACGTTAACTGAGAAACGTTTAGCATCTATAGCGATCTGCTGCATGGCTTCTGCTGGGTCACCCTTAAGGCCACCTACATGGAGGACGTACATGATGCCATTCAGTGTAGACACAATGGCCCATGCTGTTTCATCCTTACCACGACCTGCGGGGTCAACGAATAGCACCGTACCGTCATAAGCTTCCCACTCAGTATCAGTGAAGAGAGGCCTTAAGAAGTGGTCACCAGAGAACCCTAGGTTACTAATGTCTCTGATCTGATTCTTCTTATCACTGTCACGACCCCACTGTACCTGCAAGGGTGCCTTGACGGGGTTAGTAGAGAACACAACCAAGTCGAACTGACGTAATGGATAACGCTCAGCATCAGACAGACTCGTATCGAGCATGTACTGTAGGGCGTATGTAGCTCTACCCTTAGACTCGATGGCGACCATCTCGTCATGACCGAAGCGAGTATCAGTTACCTGACCATTCTCTAGTAGACCATTAGCATGCTTACGCTTTAGGTAAGGCGCTAAGATGTTTACATCCTCACCTGTTAACTCGTCACGTAGCACGTAGTTCTTCAACTTGTCTACTGTGGGATAACGTACTGGGATTGTGAATGTCCGGAACTGCATGGCCTTAACGAGTACGTTGTAGATAGACTCTTCGGTCTGTGGTGTACCCAATAGGATGATGTCACCCTTACCATGCTCTGTCTTGGTGATAGGCACGAAGTCAGACTGTACGACCCTAACGATTCTCTGTCGGGCTTCCTCTGTGAGGGAGTTCTTCTCTACCTCGATATCGTCTGCGATCAGTAACGTAGCACGACTACCTGTAATCTGGGAGGTGATGCCCCTAGCAGCTACGGAATAGCTCTGGGACAACGAACTGCCTGACACATCGAACTGGTCAGCCTGATCTCTACGTGCAGCTCCTTTCTCACGAGCGCCTTCTATAAGCCACTTGAGGATTGGCATCGATGAGATGATACCTTTAGTCTGCGATACGAACTCCTTAGCCTTACTACCTGCGGCAGATACAACTAGGATCTTCTCGTCACGGGGGTTACGCATGAGCCGCCATATAGCGAAGGCTGATGTGATATAAGATTTACCTGCGCCACGGAAGCATCGAACAATGTCTTCACGAGGGTTTTCATACAGCGAGGTTAGTTGATGATTGTCTAACTCAATAGCTTCAGCTGTGTCGTAACCGTACTGTAGACGGTGGGCTATCTCATACTGTGCCTCTGTTGGGGGCGGTAGTCCGAGGTGGTGCCACACAATGGCTAGGAAGTTACGAAAGTCATCAAACGCAGGCCATAGTTCTTCAGGGAACGCGGCTTGCCAGTGAGGCTTATCGTCAATCATGTAGGGGTTGAGCATAGGCTTGCCTTAATGATGGGTAGTGAAGAGGCACGAAGCCTCCTCGATTAACGAAGGGGTTGTGAAGCCTCCTCGATTAGTTAGTTGCCTTGATAGGCATTACGTTGGTGTACTTCTTAAGGGTGTCGGACAGGTTATTGTCTGTCTGGACAACCATCTCTTCAGGTGGGAACTGCTTTAGAAAGTTAACAGCAGCGTTAAGTGTGCTTGCGGGTGCAGGTATTTGCTCGCCAGACCGTGGGTCTAACTCACCGTTCTCTACCCGGTCACATAAAGATTTAAGTAGCGAACCCTTGAGGTCAGCACTAGTTTTTTTCATCGGGTTATTCCTTTAGCTTTCTCGTAGCTTCTTAGTCCACCTAATCCTAGGAGGGACATGACGAGAGTTGAGAGTTCAGCCGCTTGGATAGCGGGGAGTTCTGCCGGTAATGCATGGAATGCGTTGATGAGTCCAGCAAACGGGAGGATAAGGAACTGGTAACCAAGACCAATTGCACATACCCACCCTATTGCAGGACGCCATCCAGCCACAAACACGGAGCTATGCTTAGCGCCTTCGATGTTTGCCATCGCTTGTAAGTTGTGGGGTTTCTGGAGGACTTCGGTCAGTCGAAGGGTAGCATTCGCTTTCTCTTCGTCAGACGTGAACAGGTCATCAAGACCTTCCATGACACTCCCAGCAATCCCCGCGAAGGGATTGAGAGATGCCATGTTGTTTTTCCTAGTTTGTTATAGGGCCGCTAGTTTAAGCACACCCATAATTCCTAATTGGTCCGCAAACACAACAGCGCCTGCGCCCATAGCAATCCATTTGATTTGCTTGAGAGTCATGGTGATTATTTCAAGGGTTGTCTTTAAGTCAGTGGAGGTTTGCTTGAGGATAGAGATTTCATTCTCATGACCATCAACTCTCCACTCTATCTTAGTGACTCTTTCGTTATATTGGTCCATACCATCCTCCATAGATAGTCCCTGTTGCTGGTTGTTTCATTGGTGGTACAGAGATTGAAGGGGACTCAGTGGCTAAGGGCGTAAACTCCCAACCCCAACCAAGTCCAACTTCCTCTGAGGCTGGAACTATCCATTCGTATGCTGTCACGGCTCTACGTACTCATCATCAGGGAAACCATCCCAGCCCCAAGGGGTCCGATAGCGCACTCCTTTTGGCCCATCAGATATACGAGTACCCCCCATAGCAAGTATGAACTTGACCATGTTATCCCCACGGGGATGAAGGATGATTCGCTGGATTCCTGTAGGTTCCATTAGTTCTTCTACAACGAAGTTACTTGGTGGAGCATGAACCCACGCTAGTGACCCAGAAGCATCAGGAGCAAAGAGGCTTAGTACAACATTGAAAGTTCCTTGGGCATCCACAGTCCCACTCTGTATCATTAACAATACATCTGTACCTACTTCACGCAGTTCAAACACAACGTCTGAACTTAGCATCTCAAAAAGCTTCAGGTTTAAGCTTGACTTAACCCTGTCCACCAAATCAGCCTCTACCCTCCCTAAACTTGAGCTAGTTAAGGATAGGTTAGGGCCAAGATTTCCTCCAAGCATATAAGGCTCACTAGAAGCATATAGCCTGTCGAAGTCTTCAGGTGAGACTTCTGTTATTAATTGTGCGTACATCATGTTGATGTCCTCTTTATACTGTTATTGAAAACTAAGGCCTACTTGTGCGCCCACGGCTCCTATAACAGTCTGAACGTTTCCAAGCTGCCTCCCTAAATAGCAATCCTGTGGATTAGCTTGGCCCCCATTTAAAACATCGTAGGCCCAGTGATAGGTAGAGTAGACCACGCCGTCTATAATTTGTTGGCCAGAGGAATACCCAACAGTGGTCGACCCTGCCAAAATTGTAGGTTGGTCTGTGGAAGCAACGGGAGTCCCATGTGTATTCCACTCACGGCCATTAAGTACCATCTTACTAAAGTCATTTACACCCATAACGCCTCCTTGAACACCTACCTCCAGACTTAGGGTTCCAAGAGTGGTATAACCACTTAAACCACCATCACTGACATCATATACTTCTGCTCCATTAAGGCCTTGAGGCGTTAAGTCGGCAAGGTAACCGTACATTGCTCCGTCATTGAAGAAGTTGTAACCAAAGCCGTAGTCGCTTAGAGGTATTTTATCATTAGTAGACCAAGAGCCAACCGTCATTTGTTGTGTAAACAAGCCTGACCATATCTGAGCACCATTGAGGTTTATTTTCTGCACAGCACTACCATTAAAGTTAGTGGTGCTAACATTACCTAAAGCAATTGATTGACTCATATTGCCTCCTTAAGTAGTGATGTTCAGGGTCGTACCTGACATAGAGAATGTTGCACCAACGGGACCTTGAGAACCTGCGCCTCCAGTAGAACCGGTATTACCTGTATTACCTTTAGGACCTTGAGAACCTGTGCTGCCTGTATTACCTTTAGGGCCTTGAGCGCCAGCATTACCAGTATTACCCGTGAGTCCTTGAGGACCGATAGGGCCTTGTGGACCGATAGGCCCCGTTGGACCCATGTCACCTTCAGGACCAGTTGTTCCCTGAGAACCTGTAGAACCCTGAGAACCTGTAATACCCGTAGCTCCTGTATTACCAGTAGAGCCTTGAACACCTTGTGCTCCATCATCACCCTCTGCACCAGCAGTGCCTTGAGGACCAGTACTACCAGTGTTGCCCTTCGCCCCTTGAGGACCAGTACTACCAACACCGCCTGTTGGACCATCGTCACCGATCGGACCTTGAGAACCTGTACCGCCTGTATTACCTGTTGGGCCTGTAGAACCTGTAGGACCTGTACCGCCAGTAAGTCCAGTTCCACCTTGAGGACCTGTACCACCAGTGAGGCCTGTGCCTCCTTGAGGACCAACACCGCCTGTAGAACCTGTGGAACCTGTAGGTCCTGTTCCACCTGTAGAACCAGTGTCACCGGTTGGACCTGTAGAACCTGTAGGTCCTGTACCACCAGTGTTACCAATTGGGCCTTGAGGTCCTGTACCACCATCATCACCAGTAATGCCTATAGGACCTGTTGGTCCCGCACCGCCTGTGTTACCCACTGGGCCTTGTGGTCCTGTTCCACCTGTAAGACCTGTTCCACCAGTTGGTCCAGTAGAGCCTGTACCGCCGGTATTACCGATAGGTCCTTGAGAACCAACAGCACCGTCATCACCTGTAATACCGATAGGGCCTGTTGGACCTGTACCACCTGTGTTACCTACAGGGCCTTGAGGACCAGTACCGCCTGTTAGGCCTGTACTACCTGTAGAACCAGTAGAACCAACAGGTCCTGTGTTGCCAATAGGTCCTTGAGAACCTGTAGCACCGTCATCACCCACTCCACCTGTGGAACCTTTAGGTCCCGTGGAACCTGTAAGGCCAGTTGGGCCTTGAGGACCTGTACCACCCAAGTCTCCTTGAGGGCCAGTGGAGCCAGTTAATCCAGTAGGGCCAGTGTTGCCTATAGGACCTTGTGGTCCCGTACCACCAGCATCTCCTGTGATACCTGTATAACCTGTAGGACCAATTCCACCTGTATTACCCAGAGGGCCTTGAGCACCGGTTAAGCCTGTATCCCCTTGAGGACCCACACCGCCGATGCCGCCTGTTGGGCCTGTGTTACCAGTAGGACCTTGTCCACCTGTATCACCGTCAATGCCTTGTGGGCCTGTAGAACCGGTAGGTCCTTGAGTACCTTGTGGGCCAATGTTGCCTGTAGCGCCAGTAGATCCTGAGTTACCCTTTGCTGCCATTAGCTGCCATACGGCTGCTTGAGCAGAAGGGACAGTACCAGCAGCTGAGTCTTGTAGTGCTGCGTATGACGCACCATTGTGTTCAACAGCGTCAAAGGTTTCGTAAGCTGTCGCAGAAGACCATTGGCCTTTCCATGCGATACGTACCTTGCCTATATTTAAAGTTGGCATTAGATTGTTACCTCTAGTTCACCGTTAGAATTGATTGAGAAGTCTTGGTCTGCGGCACTACCGTAATATTCGATAGTTAGCATTCCTGTTGTTGGGTCCATGTAGAAGTTACCGAAGGCAAGTCCTAATGCAGTTGGGCCTAATGGACCAGCGTCACCTACGGAACCTACAGGACCTAATGGACCTTGGTCGCCGACAGGGCCTTGGTTACCGAAGTCACCTTGAATACCTTGAGGGCCTAATGGACCAATCGGACCTGTAGTACCTGTGGGTCCTTGCGATCCTGTAGCACCTAGTGGGCCATCGTTACCTAATGGTCCTTGTGAACCTGTGTCGCCTACAGCACCTTTAGAACCAACAGGGCCGATAGGACCTAATGGACCGTCTAAACCTGTAGCACCTGTAGCACCCGTTAAACCTGTAGCACCAAGAGAACCTTGAGGGCCTGTTGCTCCTAACGGACCAGCATCTCCAACAGGTCCTTGAATGCCTGTATCACCAGTAGCACCTAGAGTACCTTGAGGACCGACAGGGCCTAATGGACCATCTAAACCTGTAGCACCTAGTAGGCCAGTAGCACCTTGAATACCTTGAGTACCTTGTGATCCAGTAGCGCCTAGAGGACCCGAATCACCGATAGGACCTTGTGTTCCTGTAGCTCCAGTTAGTCCAGTAGTTCCTTGAGAACCTGTCGGACCTAGCGGACCGTCATCACCATCAGGACCTTGAGCACCTGTGAAGCCTGTAGCTCCAGTTGGGCCTTGTGTTCCGGTTGGGCCAAGAGGGCCTGTATCACCAACAACACCTTGAGGACCAGTCTCACCTGTGGTGCCTGTAGTTCCTTGAGAACCTGTAGGACCTAGGGGGCCTGTGTCACCAACGGGACCTAGGGGGCCTGTGTCACCAGTTGCACCTGTAGGACCTTGAGTACCAACAGGGCCTAATGGACCATCACCGCCAACAGGGCCTTGAGAACCTGTCAATCCGGTAGGACCTTGAGTACCTGTAGAACCAATAGCGCCAATAGGGCCTTCACTTCCTACCGGGCCTTGAGAACCTGTATCACCGGTTAGGCCTTGAGTACCTTGAGGAC